TGAGTAGCAATACCATCATAAAGATGAATATCTCTCTCTGCCCTGGAATAACGATCTTCAATTTTAGGGGGCAAAAGATCTTTCAATTTTAAGAAATGAAGGGGTCGTGCCGGATCATTGTTCAAATTCCAAGCAGCAACGGCCCCAAGAGCCGCTGCCCACTCCTCAACGCTATTAGGTGAGCCCGTTGCCCCCATGATTGTATTATGAGGAGAGTTTCTGCCCCCACCAGCGGCAGTTGCAGCAACCTTCGTTGTCAATCCAGCATGAGAATCACGAATCATTGTGAACCCATGTCCCTGTAAATCATTCAAGGGCAAAAATCTATCTTCAAGCTCACCCTCTATTGCTGTCAGATTTGTAGCATCAGTATATGGCTGAATGATATAATGGTACTGATCGTTATCAATTAATGCCCAGGCGCTATCAAGATGCACAGTTCCAGTTCCGTCAGTAAATGATAAGACAGAACCCCCACCGACTGCACCAGCGCTCGCTCTTTCTACAGACGCGCTAAAACAAGAAGGAAAAACCTGACCTTGATAATAATTCGCTCGGATATCCATTTCGTTTCCGAGTGTCCCAGAATACATCACTTCCAATTCAAGCCTACCCATACTAGCCGCATTATATGTTGATAATGACGCCCATACAGGAAGATTATCAATTGAATTGATTATTAATTTTAAATTTTCGGCAATGTCTCCTCCAGAATCACCCACTGCAATATCAACATAACATGTAAGCCCATTAATCATCAAATAGTATGTGCCCGCAACAGATGCAACAGTATCATTTAATGCATCAGAAAAATTAAGATCGCAACTTGCATGAACATCCCCTGTTGAAACTGCAAGAGCTAATGCCTGCAATTCTGTATTGGGATTATTTGCCTTGAAAATATTGCACATCCTGGCCAAAGGAGAGCCAACTCCAAAAAATCCATCTGCAAGATTATCATTTGTAATTGCCATCACTGTATCAACATCAGCATCGCCGAGTTGGTCAGCTGGAGTATCTGAATGACCAGCCTTTTGACCTATGATTAATGCCCTATGAGGATTCTGAATTAATCCTTTGAGAGCCCTTGAATTATCAACCTCCAGATAAACCCCTGGAGTTCTTATAGTGTCGGGAATATTGTTGAAAGAAATCATGATTTATCCCTCCTCTTTCTCATTTATTTTTCTACTTCTTTGAATAACAGGTTGAACCGGCTGCTTTTTAACAACTGACTTTCCTATTATCACACTTCCGTCTCTGATCCGCCTGTTCCAATAACGACCCAAGGGGCCTCTTGTTGGTTTCATTGCTCCTTCTCTTGGCAAAGGCTTCTTTGTTACTGGATCACGCACCATTAAATCATTCACGGGAATTAAAAATTCTTTACCATACATGGCTAACATGGCTAACTCCTTCTATTTTCATCAAAAGTTTCAAACTTGATTCCGAACCCTCTTGCAAATGCCCCATCTCGTGGATCATCTGTCAAATCCACTATCGAGGTCATATCAGGCATAAAGGCTGCGACTGGTACCCCTCCAACCGGCAAATAAGCACTGGGAGCTAAAATCCACTGAGCATAGACTGTATTAAAATCATCTAAAGACGCTGCCCCAACATCAACCCCGTCATCATCATCAATCCGGGTTACAGTCGCAAATTCAAATTGATACCAAAAAGTGGCCCGTGTAATGCCAATGGTTCGACCCCCACCATACGAAACTAAGTCTTCCGTTCCTGGTATTTGCCACCCCAATATTGCACTAAAAATCTCTGCCCGAATATCATGCAAAGTATCATAAGCAGTCAACCCCGTTTTATCTCTATCTGAGGTTGCATTATCCAGGGCAACAATCACTCCAAACTTTTCCGTTATCTTCTGGCTAATGCCACTGTCAAGATCATTCGCTTTTGCCGTCTCAGTCAAAGGGATTACAAAAGCAACTTCCTTAGTCAATGTACCTGTCAATGCATAGGCCAGTTCAGCAGCCCCCGCAACCATATCTCCGAAACGAGTCTTGTTTGCTCTTAATTTAAGTACAATCAGCCCTATCTTCATTTATAAATCCTCAAACGGTTGTCTGATTGTTTCAAAAGAAACCTTACCAACAGACTTGATAATTTCTTCCTTATACTTTGCAACAGAGGGCTCAAGCCATGGTCTTGGTTCTATATCTTCTGTTCCTGTTTCAAGAAATTTTCCATATGGAGCCCCAGCCTCATTTCCAACTTCAACTTCCATTTCCCGTACATCAAACATAATTGAGCGAAGCAACTCTCCATAATCAACGGCAGGGGCTTCACCGGGAGCAGATGCTTGATGTTCTTTTTTCCCCCTTCGATATTTCTTGCCTGTTTTTTTCCCCCTCTGCATTGAATCAATAATCGTGTTACGAATATCATTAGCGCCAATCACCAATTCTCGTGTAACTGGATCAGGAATTTCTTTTACAACACCCATTAACTTCTTTCCGATCTTATCCAATTTCTTATTCAACTCTTTCAATGCCTCTGAATCAATCATGCTGGAAAACCTGTACCTCTCTCCTCAATCTCTTCTACTGCAACAGAAAGATATTCTTTTGCTTCTTTAACATTCACGATACTATCAACCCGAAAAAGTCTTCCTCTAACAGATGAACTCTTCTGAAGGAACAGATAATAATCAGATTTTAATGGCCCCAAATCCGGCATAGATTTAAAACCAACAGCAAATGCCCCACCGAATTCTTTACCCAGATTTGCCACTGCCAAAGGTCGAACAATAAACTCATGTGTGACGGTCTCATTGACTTGCTTTCCTCGAATATATTTTTGACCAGTTCCTTTATATCCAACCGGAGAAAAGCCCATCCAAACAGTTGCCAACGGAGCAAGGTAATCAAAACCGCTTCCACCAAAACCTTCTCCTAAAGGAAAGCCAAATCCAAAATCGAATCCCCCAGCCTCATTTGGCTCTTGAGAGGGCTTTAAAATTTGAACCCGATTTGAAAGTTTTGGTGTAATCCAACTCATCTTATAATCAATGTTCCTAATCGATATAAATCCAAAAAGGCACGGGCTTCAGGCGGAGGCTTTTTCGGATCAATAACCCGTGTCGCATAAGTAGTCCCTACCCAAATTTTAATCCCATTGCAAATTGCTTGCGGCACATCACTTGCAGCATTTCCATATCCCGCCTTAAACTCGATCAAAAATCCGCCATAATTCCTGACTGTATTTCGGGGAGCAGTAACAGACTTCTTCAGTACAATTTTGCCTGGAGCCCCCTCTGTAATAACATAATAATTGTCAGAATCATATTCAGTCTCGGCATCATCTTCGTCTAAGGTCACAATTTTCGTTACAGAAATCAATGGGGGGCATGGCAGTTCAACGGCCGTCCTCGGCCAATAATCCATTTTCATCTGCACTGTCTGCTCAATAAAGGCTCGGCCAGTATATTCTTCAGCCGCCCCTCTAACAGCCTCAATGAACCCCTCTAACATGTCATCATGATCAGGGTAATCAATACCGGAAAAAGACTTTACTTCATCAAGAGTAATAGGTTCAATAGCTGGGCCTGATGTAACCTCCCAAACACGGTTCCCATGAGAAGGCAATGCTTTAGAAATCAACCTCCCCGTTTTACGGGCAAGCCCTTCTCCAAAACCAAGCTCTTGCTCTGCTAATCCATAGGTCATTTATCACTAAGCCCCAGTGCAGTCTTTAATCGTTTTACTTCTTCATCAGAAAGATTCGATGCAGGGGCAGTCGCAGCAATCCCCAAATCCTTTGCTTTATTCAAAATCAGGCGATTGGAAACTCCCCATTCCTTTGCCAACTGAAAAACCCGGATATAGGGCACTTCTTCTGACTCTATCTCCTCTGGCTTTTCTTCAGTGTCTCCTTCTTTAATTTCTGGGGCAGATTCAATAACAGCCTTTTCTGAAGGCTCTGGCATTGCCCTCTCTCTAACAAACGTCGCAATTTTAAGCTTGTAAACAAGTAAATCGGCAACATCTTTCTCAACGTCCCCTTCCCATCCTGCCTGAAAAAGCCGGATGTGAACCCCATCAGTAGCCACCGGCGTTGTTCTTGTCACTCTTATCTTAGGCATAATATCTCCTTTACTCAATAACGTTTCCGCCGGTGCCAACAATTGACCATATCCCGTCCGTGAAACACTTTATATGCACCCAGGGATCACTTGCGGCTGACGTGTTCATTTCCCATCCACTTCCTGCACCACCAGTGGAAAGAAGGAGAATGCAAGGAGTGCCAGAAATTGAAAAATCCAACTCTGCTGTCTCATTAGTGAATGTACCATCGGGATCACCTCTCAGCATTATCATTAAATCGGCCCCAACAGAACAGGACCCGAGCCGACACGATGCACTCCATGCAGCCGCAGCCCCTCCAGAAAATATGAGAGTGCCATAACTAATAGGTAATTCCGCTACAGAAAAACATTCGGCAGTAACACTTGGGTTTATCACAATAACAGGGCTTCTTATTACACCGCCTGATTCTATTCTGCCCATTCCACCAGAACCAATAACAAGGGCCGCTCCCTCCCGTTCCTGATATACAGCAGTTTGATAAGTTTCATCTTGAGCCATGATAAAAGCCTCCTATTTTTATTCAGTTATACTTCCATTTTGGGCAACGATTGACCATACCCCATCTGCAAAACTCTTCATTTGAATCCAAGGATCACTTGCTTTCGATGTATGCATTTCAAAACTGAGTATGGCCCTGCCTTCAGAGCCAAGAAGGGTGCAACCCGAAAGAGACACTTCAATAATAGTGCTCTCATTTGCAAAGGTTCCTGTAATATCACCTCTCGCAATAAGAGTTACATCAGCACCAACAGAGGGGGAATCAATCCAAAAAGAACCGTTGATCAAATTAGATTCAGCAGAAAATATAACAATGCCTGTACTAAAAGGAAGATTTACTTCAGAAAGAACCCCTACACCAGCACCAGCATCAGATACAGAATTAAGACCAAGAATCTTTCGACAAGGAATAAAAGCCCCGCCTGATTCTACCCTACCTTCTCCACCAGAACCAAAGACAAAAGCACCTCCACCACGCTCCTGATATGTTTTAGTCTGATAAGTTTCATTTTGAGCCATGCTCATTCTCCTATTTCAAGTAGGCTGGAGAATTTCGGTTCTCCAGCCTAAGACTACATAGTTAACTACACTGGTACATTAACTGGCCAATTTGCAGGCAACCCCAGAATCGCTATCGCCGCAATATACATAGTTGACGGAGTATTCTCACCAGACAAATAGAGCCTAGCCAAACGATGCGGTCCTTTGTATCCAACCACATACTGAGTTGAACATCCACCAGGATCAGATGAGGAAATAATGCTCTGAAATATACCTGAATCCAAAGCAGAATATGCCCCATCCTGACCGACTACGCTATGAATCATTTGAGAGGGGTAAACCTCTGACCACGCCAATGCTACACTGTTGTAATGCTCCAGCTTAAGCTGATGGAAATCGTCGGCGGCCATAGCTCCGGCAGAAGCCGTATCCCCAACATTTACGATAAAAGTACAAGTTTCATACCCCTGCGTATCAACTGCAACTCCCGCATGTGCCGGGGGATCAGTCGTTATAAAAGGGTCAAACGCTTGGAAAAACTTGAAGTTACTGTATCCATCTCTTACTCCACCCATAATATTTCCTCCTTCATTGCTCGGCGGGCTTTAAAACCCGCCGAGCAGATTACTATTTTCTAGGTTTATGCTACAACACCGAGCTTGATCGCCTGAAAGTTGATTACATCTCCACCAACCCTTTTTCTTGTGTAGAACTCTATATAAGGTTTTTTGGTGTAAGGATCACGTTGTACAGTGACCCCAAGGCGGTCAACAATCATATATGCCTCTCGCCAATCAGCAATAGCCACTGAACGAGCATTTCCAGCCTGAATCGGCATCGTTGTACTCATCCTCAAAGGTAATCCTAACAGGGTGCTGTATTCATCCTCTTTCAATCCAGGACTCCACAAATACCGCCCTGCCCCGTCCTTCAGTTGCATAAAATCTGCAACCACCAGACGATTGACTAAGAAAGTGCCCCTCTGTAGATACTGCTCAATCAACCTAAACTTCAGGGCAATAAGGCCATCAGCAGTAATCGGATCCCCGATGTTCTGGCGTTCAACCTTACCCCACTCATCAACTCCAGCAGTGGCATAATCGCCGTATGTCAAAAAGCCCCTCGGCTTTCCAACTCCATTGCCATCGACAAAGGCCGCAGACTCAAGCCGCAAGAAACGGTTAGCCTGCTTGTCTGCCAACCAACTCTCAATATTAATAGCAGAATCTTCCAACAGGGTTTGTGTGGCCCTCGGCTTGGCATAAAGTACATGCACAGGAATTCTCTTTTTGAAAATCTTTGGTGTCCCTGTCTCGGCTCCTTTCTCGGTCTCGCCTTCCCAGCCTCCACCGGCCTCATCATAATCAACCAGCCACTCAATTGCACCAGTGGAAATAGTTTCTACAGACGCCAATGATCTCAATGGGTCAAGCTCAAAAAGGCGTTCCACAATGTTATTATTCATAACTGGAGTCACTGTATACCCACCATCAGGGTCAATTCCAACTGAAAGAGCTTTAACCTCTTCAGGAGGAATAAGACCAGCAACATTCCTTCTGATCCACCCTTCAAAGGCATCAGTATAAGCCTTATATTCATCAACGTCCGGCTTCAGGTCCCGCAATTGCTCCCAATTGGACCCATTCTCAAAACGACCTCCTGTAGCCATCGCAGCAATTTTAAAATCCCAGGCATTCTTTTTGTCCTCAGGCCCCTCTTTAACAGAGTCAGAAGATTCTTTGAGCTGCCGCTTTATAGCGGCATCGAGTTCGTCCATCCGATCGTTCAGGGCTTTCTTTTCCTCTTCGATCTTGATTGAAACAATCTTCTGCTCCAAGGCTTCCTGACGAGTCGTGATGTCCTCTCCCAATTTATTGATCTGGGTCTGAACAAGGGAATCAAACTTCCCCTCGCTGGCCTCTAACAAGGATTTCAGCTCGCCATATCTCTTCTGCAAATCCTCATAGTTCTTTTTTACATTATCCCCTAATTTTTTGATCTCGGTCTGTACTGCTTTCACAACTTCAGGCTCAAGTGTTTGTGTTTCAGGCATTTTAAATTCCTCCTTCTTAATTTGGTAAATTCATTTCAGATAAACTCTCCAATATTCCACCCATCCCAATTTCCATTGCATAGTCAGGAAACATTGCAAGCCATTCCTGGTCACTGTATTCCTTGAAATCAGGCACAGGCTTTTTGAACTCCTTATAATGCTTCGCCAGGTGGTTGTAACACCCTTTGCGGTCTGCATCAGGAATCAACGTGCCTGCCTGAAGCAAACGGGCCATTCCTGCAGCAACCCCACGCCAGACAGTCGTATAACCCTTTTGCTTGTGGTGAGGCAACTTATATGCTGCTTTCTTATCTGCATTAGGTTTATCATACCAAGTACACATCTTTTTCAGATCATCAACATCAGCAGCTTTAACCTGTGCCCCAGCATCCCATGCCTCCCCCTCATCAGCAAGGGGATAGGATTTGAATGGAACAACGGACTTGTAGAGTGTCTCAAATTCCTCATTCGTTTTTGTTAAGCTGGCAAGTATCTCAGCCAGCAACCCAGCCTCCAACGGCCCTATCGTCCCAACCTCCCGCAAGGAGGGCCTGCATAATTTGACCAAATACTTTGCGATTGTACCTGAAAGTCCTGCCTCCCGCAGGAGATCTTCCAATTCGCGAGGTGTCTCGGCCTCTTCTATTGATTTCACCGTCAACACATTCGCCCCTACCTTAGCAGGGAATGTGACAAGGCTAATTTCCCAAAGTTCAATTTTCTTTAAATCACGGGTCTTCCTTTTTTCATCGACTTCGTATTCAACAGCATCATAGCCAATCGACTGTCCCAATTTAAAAGTCCCCAGTTCAGCAGCCAATTTCAAAATCTCATGAACATCCTTGCCCAGAGTTGTATTGATTGCAAGACGGCCATCTGAGACAAGTCCTTTACTATCCTCTCGCAAAGAAAACCAGATACCAGGGATTCGCGATGTATCATGTTGCCAGAGCATTGCAACCCCAGACTCATTCCTCCCCCCCTTAGCAATAGTGTCCAGAAAAGCCCCTTTGCTAACCAAATCCCCATATGCATCTGGCTTACGATTAAAAAGAGAGGCATAACCCCGAAAAGAGCCGTCCTCTTTTATGTCTGCGGCTTTAACTTCAAAAGGAAAATCTAAATATTGTGGTGCCATGTTTCCCACTCTCCATATAAATATTCAATCCATTTATATTAATAATATAGTAAAAATTCCGAAAAAAGTAAGTTTGTCAATTATTTTTTTCAAAAATAGCTTACTCTATTACATCAGAAGCCCTCAAAATACTCCCTGAATATGCATATTTCAATGCTTCCAAAAACTTTACTCCGTCTTTTGGATAGATTAAAGTCATTGACGCCCTTTCTCTAATTCCCTCTCTCAATTCCCCCGTCAATTTTGTTGGCAAATCCTTAAAAGAAACTTTATCCCCCCTAAGAAATGCCACCCCGATTATCTCCTGCCCTTCGTCTATAGTTCTATAAAACTCAACAGTTTTCATTTGCCTATCCTCTCAATTAAATCTTCCATGCCAGTTTGATCATAAAGGTCAAACAAATATCTACATTGATTTCCATCAACTGCTTTTTTCGCTAATTTTATTCTTTCTTTCAATGCCGACAGCTCTGATTTAGTCAAATTATACTTTCCTGCTAATTCATCTATTTTTAATTTTTTTAGTCGCTCCAATACATCCCCTTGCAGTTCATTGGAAATTTCTTTATCCCTAAAAGTAACAGGAATTCTCCCGAATTCAGACAATCCTGTCTTTCTAAGAGCTCTGTATCCAACCTGTACCCCTTTTTTTGGATCTGGAAAAGAATACCCGTGATCAATTAATACAGGATTTCCATTTGCTTTTACTCTCAGGTAATTACCACCATGCCTATCTGTATTCCCAATAATATAATCAAAAAGATTTATTTTAAAGTTCTCCTCAGGAGACAGCCCCCTCCCCTGCCACCCAAATTGTCCAGAGGCATCGTCCACCCACATTTGAGCACTGCCCTTTCCCTTCCCAAAATCTCGCATAACTGTAGGAGGAGTCATTCCAATGCCTAATTTATTATCAATTTCATAAGCAAGATTTTCTCTCTCAGCTAATGTAAACTTCTCGTTTGAAATAGTCGCTCTCTGACTCCAATTTTCTCCATCCACAGGTTTAAAAATAGCCTTAAACCTTTTTCCTCCATGCTCAATTCCAACAATATTAGTTACATTAAACCCTCCCCCTAATAGGTTGCTATCTTTCAAATCTCCTATTTCCAAAGGCGTTGTTGGAAACACTGTCGGCTCATATGGTTTAATCTCTTCCATCTGTTTAACTGTGTGGTACAGCAAACAACACCTGCAACGAATAATATTTCCAGCCGCCCCTTTCGGGTCTCCTGGATAACTCAAAGGTTGCCCCGTGCCCACAAAATCCTTATCCTGTGGCACCCGCTCCGTATCTGCCCCATTTGGAAATTTCCCGTAATGATTCCAAATATTATTTTTGCTTGGCCTCCTCGTCCGCATATCCCTGGCCGAGACCCATTCCCGCTCCATCTCAATCCGGGTGCTCTTAACAGCAGAATCAATACTTTTCATCGCCGCTGTGTGGGTCTCTGTTAAGGCAATTGTCTTTGCCCTATACGAGCTGGAAATCTTCCCCGTCTTGCGAATGTTCTTTGCAATATCAACATGGGATATTCCCTCTTCCATCCCTTTATGAATGACCCCAGCAATAACATTTTTTGTAGTCCTGTTGACCTTAGTTATCTTGCTTGCTGCCTGGGTTCTTGACCACCCATTAATCTCTTTCCAAAAATCTTCCCTTGGGGTCTTGATCTCTGAGGGTTGAATAAACTTCTTATTGGCAAATATCCCAAATGCCTTATTTCCAAAAACGGTTGCAACTCTTCTATAGTGCTTCTGTAAAGTCTCAACCATTTTAGGGCAGGCATCATCGACAATAAAATCAATATCATCAAACCTTCCAACCTTAGCCAACCGAGAGGCTCTGAAATATTGTGAATTAAGAAGCCTTGTCCCCTCCTTAGTTTGAGAGTACCCGAGGCTCGCCATCATCCGCTCAACCTCGGCTTGCCAGAGAAGGCGGCCCCGTCTATCTATAATGTTTATCATTTTTTAATTTGGCAGTGCTTCCGTGACAAAGGCATTTTTATTCATTCTCACTTTTACCCAGCCCGGTCTCTCTGCAGAATTCCAACCATGAACCTGCTTATGGCAGCTCCGGCACAAAGTTAAACCATTATCGACGTCATAGATCAAATTGTACAGACCCTCGTCTACACACTCTTTTACTGTAATCTTATGATGTGGCTCCAAATACACCGCCTTGCCATTTCCACTTCTGATGCCACACCTTTGACAAGTATAATCATCCCTTTCAAACACCCTTTCCCGCCATATCCTCCAGTCAGTATTTCTGAGGGAATGGTTCAGCTTTTGATAATCCCTTGAAATTCCACCTTTCCAAAAATTATGTATGCCCTGTTTAACTCTTTTCTTCATTGCAATGCTTATTTTATTTCTAACTTCTTGTGTCAATCTTCTTCCACTTAATGCAACACTTACCTTCTCTCTAGCTTTTGGATCATTCTTCATACCACTATTCATACTTATTTTCTGTTTGCTCTCTTCTGTATGATGTTTGCCATAAAAAATATTATTCTTTCCTTCAGAGTTTTTAGAAGTAAAACTACCCGAATTTGTATATCCTTTCATTCCTTTATTCCAAGAATTGTTTGACCCTTTTATAAATCTTCCCTTGCCGTCTCTTTTAATCATCTGTTTCTCTTTTCTCTTATCCTTGGCCTGGACCTGGCCTAGAACTACGCCTCATCTTTCCCCCACATTTAGGGCACGTAAGTGTATTGCAATGCTTATCTGAAACCATCTTATAACCACATGAAATACACTCGCATTTATATTTTGCTTTCCCTTCCATCTTCTCATCTTCATAATCACCAATTAGCATTTCCTCAATTTCATCTTCTGTATATCCTTCAGCAAGTAACCTTTTTCTTGTCTCTTCCTCTTCTTCCTCTTCTTCCTCTTCTTCTGCTGGTTCCATGCCCAAGGGAAGTTTACTGGCCTCAACTAAAATTACATCACCCTCTTTTCCCCAATTGTCTAAGCCTACCATTTCCCGTTTTTCATTAATGGATGCAAAATCGGCTTTTCCTGCTCGATCCCATAGGGCATCACGCTTCTCAATGAAAGCAGGAACATCATCCAAAACATAGTCAATAAACCGTTTTGAATCGGATGGAAATAACCAGTTATTTAATTCTCCCCGAAGGTAATTCAGCCACCAGATGACAGTATTTTCCCAAAAAAACAGCCTCGCTTCCTTCCGGTTGTTGAAAGTAGCAGATTCAATTCCAAGCAATTCAGGGGGCACACCATAGGTCATTGAGATCTTCCTCATTAACCGGACATCCCCCTCACCGAAATCCATATCAGTCGGTGACCAACCATAAGGCTGAACCCCTGTGCCCCGCTCGCCTGTGATGATTAAATCCTTTCCAGCAAAAGACGGCCCGCTGCGCTGTTCAAGATGCCGCTCCAACTGGTCAAACGCCTGAGTTCCAAGCTGCCCAACCAGAGTGAAAACCATGCCAGGACGCCCCTGATTATCAAGTAAAGCCTTATTCCATTCCGTAGCTGCATTGTTAGTATCAATCTCCCTGGCTCCCGATTCAGTCGGGGCCGCCCCCCACCAATCATCAAGAGGATGAAAAGTTTTCAATTGAAGAATATCTGCTTGATGGGTTACTGGGTCAACATCCCATGTCGTCGGACGCCCCCCAACAGTGTAAACATACTGTTCCAATCTGCCATTTGAGGTTTTAAACTTAAAACGATCTGGCCGATGAGAATACAATTCCCTCATCTGCCCTCTGTTCGGACCTGTATCCAACTTGATTCTTTCCAAGAATGCATTCCCGCTCATAACCAAATAGGCAAGGGTCTTCAGCACAACAAATGCAAGAGATTCATCTGGATTAGGACGTTTTAGAACCAAATTGAAAGGGCCCTCTTGCACTTCTTCTCGGCCACCATCCTCATTGCGGTCAAAAACCTTCCACGGTACTGAGGCCCCAGATTTGGCAACTTCATCAATAGCCCGGAAAGCCGTGACGTTCTTCAAGTAAGTCTCACGGGCAAAATTATCATACCCCCGTTGGGGCCAGACGACCTTTGTTGAGCCAGGGCCGGCAACTATGCCAATTGTACTGCTCTCTTTCCGTCCGAATATTTTCATCCATCTTTTCGTTATGAATCCAAGCATTTTAACCCTTTCCTCGACTTTTCCAATACCTCTTTAGCCAAGCCCGCAGAACAAGTGGATACAAAAATGTGAGTACTTGAATAATTTTTGTAACATCAATTTTCATAGCTTACCTCCTTTCTTAAAGTTTCACTTCTTTTCTCTCTTCTTTTCTATACCTTTCTCTCTCTCTTCAAGACATTCTTTTTCTGTTTTAGTATTATCATAAATGAAATCGTAATTTTCTCTTTCGAGCCATTCATAGATTCTTTCTATCCCAATGAAAAGCCCCATGTGAGTCACAGCCGTGCTCCATCCTACAACAGGAACCATTGAAGGTATACCTATCAACTCACCTGTTTCTGCTAAAAACATAGCACCGCCGGAATTTCCATATATTATCTGACTTGAACTCATATGATAAGGGAGAGAGTTTATTTGGAAATTTAAGCGGGTAATAACTCCTGTAGTTGGCAAGGGTGGAAATCCTAAGCTACATCCGCAGGCAACAGTTTCATCCATTACTTTGTAATCAGATGAAATCACGTAAAGAAGCGCAATATAATCAGCCCTTTCCTCTGTTTTCAGTTTGATGAGTGCTATATCTTCATCTTTGTTATAGAGTACAATTTCAGCTTCAACCTTTAATGTACCTATTGGTGTAGACAATTCTCGGTATTTAAAAATCTCAACATAAACCATGCCTCTTTTTTCTTTCTTAACTTCCTTCTGCAAAGTAGTATCCCACTCCTCTGTTATACTGATTGCATTAGCTATTACATGGTAATTTGTAAGTACATAGGTTGAATAAACATCAGGCGTTTCAAACGAAGCAGAGGAATATACCAAAGTGCCAGAACCACCAGCATTTTCCTGTGTTACTCTTACAACAGGATAAATATATTTCTCATGTGCCTCTAAACCTGACATATAGCAATAGACCATTGAGGGTAATACAGAGAAACAAATAAGTAGCAAGGCTCCTGTAATAATTAATGCTATCCAAAACCATGTTTTGGTATTATTTATTGTTCTCATTTTAATTCCTTCCCTTTTAAACGCTTAACGGTCTCAATGTATTCGTCTTTCATGCCCAGTTTTAGATACATGGAAGCGAGATTGCTAATTTTATAAACATCATCAGATATTGATTCTTTATATTTATTCAGCATTTCTTCTGCTTTTTCCGATTCAAATGCATCACAGTAATAAAAAAAAGCCATTCCATAATTCTTTTCATTTTCATTTTTTTGTGCGTCCATCAAGTTTAATTCGATTTCCTTTTCAGGCATTCCCTCCCAGCGGTAATCATTTGAATTCTTTTTCGTACTCGAAGAATTTTCATTTTGTGGTTCAGATGTAGAATTCTCAGCATATTTATCTTGCTTTCCACATGAAATACAATATACAGTATCACCATCTTCAATACATATTATTTCTCCCTTGCCCTGCATATTTATTTCAATATCCTGAGCATATAAGGCGAAAGGGGTAAATAGTAATATGAGAAAAAGAATTGTTTTCATTGTTATATCTCTTTAATACATATTTACATTTCTTGATGGTTGTCGATAAAAATTTCTATCCTGATTAGCTCCCCAATAAATAATTGTATTGCCCTTTTTGTCTGCATGACCATCTCTGTAAAATAATATGACCACGAGTATCAATATGGAATCCAATTGGTAATAACTTTCCTTTTCTATCATGCCAAATATTGAGATATACCCCAATCCCACCAAATCCCACTTCTTCTACCAAACGATATTGTAGACGAGGAGACATATCTGTGATAATGTAAAAATCTATTGCCTGACAATGATTCTTTGCAAGATGAAAACTATTCTTACTATGTCCATGTTCACCGTATACATCAACTGCTGCTGTTACAATAATAGGGAGTTTTATTACTTCTCTTAAATGGTCAACTGCATATACGACTTTAAAGTTCATCAATTTTCCAGATCCAGGATAAAGGGGATCATCAAACTCTTTTATTTCAAAATGCTTTACTTTGCTCCAGTCTATTGAATTACTCATTTTATTCCTAAAAATTAAAAGATGTTTGAAAAGGCTTAGTTAATTTGTGGGCCCGCGGGGCTCCATAATAACCATGGTCGCCAGCATCATTTCTAAGAGGCATACCAGTAGGATTACCACAACTACCAATTATTGACGTCTTTTTCTTTTTAGACCAGAACATTATCTCTTTTTACTTTTCACTGTTCTTTTTATTTTCATAAAGATAGCCATAAATATAAATCCAACTAAGTCCCATACTTTAATTACTTTGCTTATTCCTCTTGTCATAGTTTACCTATATTTTTATACTGTCATGACATCATTCGCCAATTCACATTTATGTGTTGGGTCAACGCCATGGGATATACTAAACAATATTTCGTCACAATTTATTGCTTTCTGCCTTTTATTATTTGTAATAAAACATATATGATCTAACTTGTTGTTGGCTATACGTACCAGCAAACAATTTACCCTGAAATTTCCTTAGACTGAAGAATCCATCCGCCTTAGTTGTGCCTACTACCTTGGATTTATAGTTTTTATCCAATTCATATACTTTGCCACCTCCGCCTTCCTTCCTTGTACCAAGATAGAGCTTGTCATTATATACTTCCATGCACCAAGCTTCGGGTTCAGGAAAATATTTAACTGTTTCCCAGCCTTGTGAAGACCTTACCATCAATTTGCTGACTCCTGATCGTCGAAACCCTTGCATAAAAGTAGCATGAAGTTTGTTATTGAATATTTGAAAAGCCGTTATAGTGGGCTCCTTTCCCACATGACCACCGGTTAGATATTCTGTAATAAGTTTATGATTTTTATCAACAGAGAAAATACCTTCTCCACCCCAAAACATTTTACCTTGCCAGACAACAGAATCGCCATATAACCACTTAGGATATGTAGCAACCAGAACACCTATATTCCTTGAATTTGGGTCTGTTTTTCTGTATAACTTTGTCCTGTTAGAGCCAAGGTAAGTGGAAATCATAGTATAGAAACCACCATTAAAATTTAAGAATCTCGCCTGTGCATAATCTTTTTCATGATGTACACGACTCCAAACTTGTCCATTAGTACGGAATATCATAATAGAGGTTGGCCTGAAAAGGAAATCTCGGAAACCAGTATACATGAAATCACCGTATATTCCAAGATGATAACTGTTATCATATTTACTATAGCCCAACTGGTTTGTTTGAAATGCCTGACTCCAGGCTATACCATTAAACTTTACTATTCGACCAGTTTGCTCAGTAGCTCCATAAAGTTCTCCTTTAAATTTTTTCATATAGAACAAGGATTCACCAACATGCTTTAGCATACCGCCAGTTATCTCTTTCCATACTGGAATTGTAGGTACATAGGCTACTGCTTTTGGGGATCCACCAAGCTCTGCATTTGTCCCTTTGGGGAAGTTAATAGCATAAACATGTATCATATGCTTGCCGGGAGTTAAAGAATAATTTAGTTTATATCCATGATTAACATCACCCACAACTGACAATAAATCTATCCTTTGCTTATTCGCTGTTCCCATAGCAATTAATTTGCCCCCATCATATACATGAACAGCAATCGGATTCCTGCCTGCATCCTTGTCATATGCCCAGCCCCACACATAAGTCGCCGTGGCTTTGTCAAGTGAACCTACTGGTATATTATTAATAGGAGGTGGAGGAACTACACCATTACTCCCATGATGACACATTGAACCCATAAGTAAAAATGCTGTTACTGTAAGTAAGACAATATATTTTTTCATAGTTTATCTCCTTCCTTAAATTAAAAGAGGCATCACGTTTAACGACCTTTGATTTATACTCTCACACGGTCAGGTGGAGGCCCCATTAATTATTGATTTGCATATATACTTATCAAACCCGAGCCTATAATAACCACTAACACCCTTGTAATGATTGCAACTGTCATTAATGTAGATTTCCAATTTTTACAAATTTCATTTACCCTCTTTCAAACTCTTTCGCTAACTTTTCACATCTATTTGTAGTCTGAACATGCCACCTACTATCAAGCATTTGAGCTTTGCATTCAAGCCAATCATCT